AAGCCATTGACAATTAAGTCAGCGCCTTTACGGCATGCAACCATTTGCAAAGATTCATCTACACTTGTGCAGAACCCTTTCTCCAATGCTTCCCTTGCTGTTAACCAAGTTTCGTCATCCATCATGGTTGCGATTTCTTCACGAGTTAACCCGGTGCGGGCTTCGTAAATATCGATAAGGTTTTCTTTTGTTTTACGTAATGATTCTGCGGCTTTCTCAAAATCATCTGCTTCACCAAATGCATATGAGCTTGGGTTATGAATCATCATTTCACTCCCCAGAGCCATATGAATTTCATCCCCTGCCATTGAAATAATAGAGGCAATGGATGCCGCTAGGCCCTCGATGATAACAGATTTCTTATTTTGTAAAGCGCGCAATCGGTTGTAAATTGTAACGCCTGCGGATACTTCACCGCCCACAGAGTTAACATGTAATACGATGTTTTGAGACGGATCCAATCCTTGGAGTTGTGATAGTACGTTAGAAACGCCTGTATCCTCGTCCCAATAACTGGCTCCATTCATGACTACGCCGTAAATATCGACGTCAATCGTCTCCGCTTCCTGAATCAGATTTAGCGGAGTTCGAATTTTGAACT